TGCCGCAACGATCTGTGCGCCGGAGCTAGATGTGCCAACCTCATAACCAATGTCACCTGTACCAATAACTGGCGAGGTATCACAGAAGATCTTGATGTCAGTGATGATCGTGTTTGCAGGCTGAGTAAACTCACCAATAGATGGGACTATCGCCTGCTGTGGTGTTAACGGTCACACCTGTAGCGAAGCCAACATGCTTGATGTATTTGTCAGTAACAATGCCGGTAGAGGCAATGTTTGCAACGTCTGTTATAGCGCCAGTAGTGGCATTTTTTGAAACTACAGTGAAGCCATTTTCCGAACGGACTGGGCCGTTGAACGTCGTATTAGCCATGAGTATCTCCTGTCTTGGCTAGTGTCAGGCACGGGATGCGCCTGTCAGGGATAAGCTACTTATACAGTAGAAAAAGAAAAGGGGCAACAATGTGCCCCTTCTCATGCAGCGTTTTACGCTCCGGGTGAACCGAAAATCCCAAGTGGGTCGGACACGCCAAAAGAGTATCGCTCGCGGGCTTTATAGCGCGAGTTGCCCGTATCGAAGTCTGCATCCATAGATGTAGCCATCGGGGTACGAACAAAGTGCTTCAAGCCATTCGGTACGTCAGTGGTCAAGAAGAAAGCATCTGTGTCAGTCAGATAGTGATTGACTGTGTAGCCTTCTGGGATTGACCCATTGCTGCGGATCGCGTTCAGATCGTTGTCAGCGGTTCCGACTCGACCTTCAGTCTCCAGCAAACGAGTTGCCACAAACATCAGATTGGGTGGGATGACCAGCTTACGAGGACGTGCTGCGATCAACAGACCACGCTCATCAGTCCAACCAGCGATCTGGATAACGGCGGCTTCCAAAGAAGTCTCGTTAAGATCAGCCGCGACAGCGGGACGGTTTGAGTTGGTACCACCAGAAACAAGCGGGTGTGCGGTTGAACACAGAGTCTGTCCGTCACCGTAAGTGGTGCCAGCAGCAAACGCATTGTTCAAAATTGCAGCACCTTTAACCTGCTTGGTGTACGCCATAGCCCGTGCCAGAGCCTTCGTGTAACGAGCTGACAGCGAATCGTAGAGGTTATCTTCGATTGCTTCCTCGGTAACACTGAAGCCCATAGCAATGGTTTCGTGCGTATAGCGAGCAGTAAATGCTTCTTGTGCGTTGTCATACTCAATCGCAGAACCTTCGTCTTTGACGGGGGCTGCGGAGAAACCTGACAACTTGGTTTCTTCTTCAAATGAGCGGTCAGAAGTCTCTGATTCAAAGATTTCTTTGTGCTCTTCACCGTACTTAGCATACTCCATTCCAAACAAAGCGTTCAGTCCGGGCAGGAGTTCTTTAAGTAATTGCGCTCTTGAAATAGCCATTTTACTCTACTCCTTATATGCCAGTCGTGTTGTTGAACGCATGACCTGCATTCCACTTCACATAGGCTTCAGTGAACCCGCCAGAGCTGTTCTTGGTTTCTTGAACCAAGTCAACAATACGGAATGGAAGCGTTGCTGTAGTGGCAGACGTATCAAGGATAGCGCCACGGGAATTACCCGAAATGCTGTCCCCAGTATTGTCTACACCAGCTACATTCGCGCCAATGTCAGTTATCGCCAAGTCACCAATCGTCGTGCCAGAAGACACAACAGCAGCCTTAAACAATACATCAGTTGCATCGCACACATACGCTTCAATATCAGAAGCGGCGGTGCTAGCAATGTAGTTTTGCCTAAAGGTCTTTTGATTAGTGTTGGGATCGGTGTATGAAACACCCATGAAGACTCCAATTGGAGTCATAGCAGCGTCGAACGTATCACGCTCAACAGTGCCGCCGGTCACTAGCTTAACAGCGTCCCCGTAGAAGATTGCGGTTCCGTAGCCACTAGCAATGCTGTAGTGACGTACAGTTCCAACATAAGGAACACCACTTAACAGTTTGACCGGAACAAGCCCATAAGGGCCATCTACAGTAGGATAAGCCATTTTTAGCTCCTATTAGGTTCCGTTGCCAAAAGTTACCTTTGTCTTTCTTTCATTAAACAAAGGCATACGCGCGTCATTTTCACGCATCAGGTTGTTGTCTACAGACTGTATTTGGTTTCTGGCTTGCTGTTCATAGTATGCGGTTCTCTCATCTACGATCTCTTGAGGTACTTTACACAACAAGAGTCCGCCTTGGACTATGTTATCAGCAAACTTTTCCTGCTCCACGTTCAACACTGTGAACTTTGGGTAGTCTTCGGCCCTTACGGGTTCCCAACCTTCGCGTAATTTTGAGGATACGTTAGTAGCATCTACCTGACCTAGCATTGATACACGAACCCAACGAAATGCGTAGCCATCTTCTGGCTCAGGGGTAGGTAATACCTCTGGGCGCTCCCAAGATCGCTTACGAGTCTTCGTCTCACGGTTCTCACTGTCACGCTTGATTCTGTTCTCAGCCATTAATTTCTCCTCGCTTCTAGTGCAACCTGTCTGGCGTATTCTTCCAGCGGTACTCCAAGCCGTTTAGCAAGTGCAACCTGTGTCTGCGATAATGTCACCTTTTTAGGTGCTGTGCTCCGCGTAGCGGGGGCAACCACATTTGGCTGTTGCTTCGTTCTTCTTGTACTTCTGAAGGGATTTCTCCAAAGTAATCGGAAAATACCTCTCGCATACGAGCATCAATGCGCTCGTAGTATTCTTCGTTTTGAGGGCTTACACCCTCTCTAATTAATTTGTGATGCACTCCATATGCAAAACTTTGCATTTCGGGGTCTTCGTCAAACCAAGGGTTAGCTACTCGCCACTCCTCGGCCCTGTTATCACGAGTGTATTGCGGTGTAACAGGTTCTTGTGTGTCTTGTACATCAGTTTCTTCGTCCTGTAAAGCCGGTATCTTGAAGTTATCTAGCTTATCAGACTTTATCTTTGCGCTGGTTAACTTGTCCTGCGCTTCAAGCACTGCCTCTGAATCGCCACTATCGTATGCCGCTTTGTAAGAACGCTTGGCACTTTCCATCTCAATAGCAGCGTTGCGTTTTGCCTGCTCAAGTAATGCTTCCTGATTTTTGGTTACATTACCTTTTAGCTCTTTGTTTTCATCAACGAGCCTTTGCGCTAGAGACTCTAGCTCTTGTCGTTCCCGTTGTGCAGATTCTTTTGCTCGCCGCTCATCGTGGTACCCCTTGCTAAAGTGCTTAATGCGGTTACGCACCTTTTCAGAGTAGCCTTCAAGCTCTTCGTCAGTAACGTCAGACGGCGGCTCAGATGGCTTGCGGTTACGATCAGCCTTTGGCGTGTCATCCACAACCGCAATGTCCAGCTCATCTGGCTCTGGTTCTGATTTGGCTTCAGGTGTAGCAGAATCACTTGCATACTCATCCGCAGTTTTTTTACCAGAAAGGTCAATTTCAACTTCACCAGAGTCCTCCACTTCTATACCAGTGTTCTTCTCTTCATCAGGGAAACTATACTCAACTTTTTGAAACGGCATCTATCTTCCTTACGCTCGTGATACACCACGGGGATCTGCTACAACAGCTTCGATGGAGTCATCGTTCATCAAACGATATTCTACGTCGCCAACCTTAAATCTTGTGCCTGAATTAGCGCGGAACATCACATAATCCCCTTGCTTACACCAAGGCCCAGTAGGGAACCTCTCAGCGTCATTATAGGCTTGTTCGCCCATATCCATCACAAGGCCGATAATCGACATTACATACTCTTGGCTTTTTGTGGTGTCGGTCTTCAGTAAGTCCGTACCATCAAAGGTTTCTTCGATCTGCGGTAGTGCAACCAACACTCTATACCCCACAGGTACAGGTAGCTGTGCGTCTAGGTCTTCAACTGTGTCAACAGCTTCACTCATCGTCATACTCCAAATTGCGCGAGAGGTCGTCTACATAGCTCAGACAGGTTTCGAGACCTCGAATCAAACCTGTGGTTTCCTTGTACATAGAGAAGTCTTTGGCTCCCCCACTACTAAGAAATTGTAGTGCAGAGGCTTTATCAGCCTCGACTCGTTCTTTTAGCACGTCTAAGACGGTTACAGCCATTATTGGCCTCGGTTGTTATTGGAATCCTTTACGGTCTTGAGTAGGTCAAGATCTAACTTCGTGTTGTCCTTCCTACGATCTGCGGCAAGTTTAGCGCCTGCTTTCTGTGCGTCAATTTGTAATTCTTGTTGTTTTATTGCTAATTCAGCCTGATCTATCTGAGCATCTTGCATGCTCTCACGTGCTTTTAACTCTAGCTCTGCCTGCCTAAGTTGTGCATCCAATTGGTCTTTAGCTGTTTTGCGTTGCACTTCTTGTTGTTTAATTTGTAGTTCTGCCTGCTGCATCTGTACAACAGGATCTTGTGCTTTCTGCTGTGCCTGTTGTTGCGCCATTTGCTGCTGTTTCTGCTGTGTAAGTTGTTTACCTGCGTCAGCCACCAACTTAGCCAGATTGACTTCAACCTGCTCGGGCAACTCCTCGTTCGGTGGAGGTAACGCTGCGCCTAGTTTTTCTTCCATCTGCTTGCGATACAAGAACCCAAGGTGTTCTGCTATGTGAGCATGTAGTGCTGCCATAATTGGCTTGGCCTGTGGGTTCTGCCCTATCATCTGCATCATTACTGGGTCTTGCATAAACGCTTGGTGTGCTGCGATATGCGCCTCATGGTCTTGATAAATAAACGCTTTTAGCGGCTTGCCGACCAGTGCGTCCATGTTTTCACTTACTGGATCTGTAGGCTTGGCATCATCGGTTGTCGGAACAAGTTTATCTGCGTTCTTAACCCCCAACACCTCTATCATCTGCCTNTGCAGTTGAGGCAAGTTGTATATCTGAGGCGCAGACTGCGACATCTGCAATACCGCTTGNTACTGCACAACNCGCTGGGCCATCGTAGAACTATTCGGGTCNCTGACAGGTATGACATCAACTGCCATATAGTCTGTAACGCGAGCACTCACTTCACCACGTATCGGCTCATACGCATATTCTTCAGGAGCGTACTCTGCCATGATTGCTTTTAAGAGCTTAAACTCTTGCTTCATGGCATAATGTACACGGGCCTGCACTGCTGCCATTGGCTTGAGAGTTCTCTCTAACAGGGCCAGTGTAGTGCCCACCGGGGCATTCGCAGACATATCAGAGATGTTCATGTCACTGATAGCGCCTAGCCTACGACCCTCATTTGTAATTCTTTCTAGTAACGCAAGTAGCGTTTGACTCGGTTCCTTATAAGGAAGCGGCAAGATGTTGTCGCGTATGCTACCAGACGGTACATCCACATCCTTAAACTCTCCCGGCTCTATGGGAGTATCATCACCTTTGATCCGCAATCCACGGGACTTCAGACCCCCCGGTAAATTAGCTAGCGTACCAGCGTCCACCAGTTGCCGTATAATAGACGTACCCGCTTTAGCGTACCCCCCTATGATGTGGATAAGGCCCAGCCCATAGAACCCAAATCCCGGCACATACACATAGTGTACGAAGTGCTGGCGCTTCAACATCAACGAGTCGTCGGGGTTCCAGTTTCGACGTATAGAGAGAATCTGGTTTGTACCACGCTCCAGTGTCACCACGTACGGCTTGGCTATCTCGTCGTCATCTTCGTCAACACCATCAATAACCAAATCGGCGTGCACTTCATATAAAGAGTAGCGGTCATCGTCTGTCAGCGAGTAGCCACCTTCCTCTGCCTTACGTTCTTCTATATCTGTGTGGTATGCCTGCGGTTCGCCCAGTTCTACTTCTCTATAGAACCCACCGGCCTGTAGCTTCTTTAGCTCGTTCTTAGTCTTACGCATGATGTGCGTAACACGTTCTGCGGTTTCAATGTGTGAGGCACCATAGGGTACAACCACATCTTCAGCAGGTATGTACATGGCGACCTGTCGGCCTATGTTCGGATCAAAATATACCTTCTTGAACGCACTACCAGCCAAGCCAAGGCTGTACAGCAGGCGCTCATGCTCTGACCTGTACTCCACCATGCGCTCGGTAAGTTCGTAGTTCATGTCCGCTTTTACGCGGTCTGCGGCTTCTTCCTTGTCCTTGTTTTCTTCGCCAAGGATTTTGACCTTTACCGGCCCAGCGGCGGGGAACGTCTCTGACATGGTTTCTGCTTGGAAGCGTATGGCTGCTTCAGCGAGCACTGTAGAGTACACGCCACACGCACCGTCCCACGGTTCAGTACGCTCTTCATACTTAAAGCCCAGTACGTCCAGACCTTTAACAAAACTATCAGCCCAATCTTTGCGGCTGTCATAGTCGGCAGATACAAGCCCTACTAACTCATCAGCAAGTTCAGCCAGCGTACTGTCTTCTAATGCTTCGGCTAGGTTTGCATCGAAGGGAAGCATGTCTGTAGATTCTGCGTCAGGGATAATAGTGATTTCTACACTACCGTCACTCAGGGTCACCATTTCTGGATCAACAATCTCTATCTCCAGATCAGGCGCTTCTTCGTCTACACCTGCGTCAATGCCTTCGGGTGCTGCATACAAACCTTTTTCTATAGCCATAACTTATCTCTAGTAGAAGCCGCTCCTCCGCGACTTAAAGTATCTTGGTTCTTCCGGCTCGTCTGTCGGTAGTCGTATAAACCCGCCCTGCCTGAAGCGCATGAGTGCCATGACTGTAGAGTCAACCAAGTCATCATGGCTCATAAACGGAAACCCAGCAAT